CATCGGCGCTTCAATACCCATAGGCTTGTTGGCGCTGTGGGGCATCACGTTGATGCTGATGTTCGTGGTTCCCTTGGCGCGGCCACCAGTGGCACGGGCCATGCGGCCACCATCTTCCTTCTTCGCGGTCTTGGCGGAATCCTTGAAGTCTTCAGCGTCAGGCGCACCCTTGGAGCCAACCTTACGCATCTTTTCCTTGGAACCGTTCTCAATGCGATCACGCTTGGCATTGATGTTGGCATAAAGACCGCCGCCGTCTTTGTATCCAGCCGAACCGCCGCAAGCTTTGCACATGCAGTCTTTGTGGTGCATTGCCTTGCCGCCAGCTTTGTAGCCAGACGCCATGGGGTTCATGGCGGGCATCATGGGGGAAGACATGCCCATACCCATGCTACCGCCACCCATCTTTGCGGTGCGACCGCCAGCTTTCAGGCCCTTCATGGACTGTTGCTTGTCGTGTTTTTTGTCAGCCTCGGAGGCTTCCCACTCCTTCATGGACATGCCGCGCTTGGCAGCCATCTTCTTGTCTTCCATCTTGTCCTTGGCGGAACCTTCAAACTTCTTTGCCATGCCGCCTTTCTTGTAGCCAGTGGGGTTGCCCATAACGTCAACGTTGGGCATCCCTTCAGGACGACTAAAGGCTTTCATTGCGGCGGCAGCCGTGTCTTCTGGCAGCGGCGAAGTAGTGACTTTAGCGGGCTGCATGACGTTCGCCACTGGGCGCTTAGGGGGCATCGGGCTGGTGGTCATGGTCGTTGATGCGGCAGATGCTTTAGCCGCAGGGCGGGCCATCGGGCGGGGAGAGGTGGTCGGTGCCAGTGCGCGGTCAGCCTTTTCAGACTTGGAGAAGAAATGGCGGACTTTTGCGTTTGTATTATCGCCCTTAACCCATTCGAAATCCACGCCTTCCTTGTACTTGTCGTCTGAACCGCCAGAGGCTTTTGCAGTACGGCCCCCGGATGCACGGCGGGTCATGTCGCCCTTGCGGCGCTGTTCGGCTTCCCACTCAGCTTGCTGCCTTTGGGCTTCGTTAAAGCTTGCTTCTTGCTTGGCGCTGACCTTGCGACCGTTGATGGTCCCCATCGGCTCCATGTCTTCGCCAGTTTTGGTGGGGCCGACAGCGTCAAGCTTTGCGCCAGAAACAACACCAGCGTCTTGATAGCCAGCGCGACCGCCACGCTTGAAACCGCCAACGTGCTTGACGCCTTCGCGCTCTTCGTTGGCATCTTTCTGGTTGGTGTTGGCCAGACCGACCTTCTCTTGGAAGCCACGCGGTGCGCGGGACAGGTTGGTCTTGGCCTTCTCGCCCTCGACCTTACCACCCGTCTTGAACGCGCGGCGCGAGATCGGGCGCATACCCGTCTTGGCATCTGCGTTCAGCTTTTCATCTGGGGTCCAAGTGGAGCTGTCCACCTTGCCGCCGGAGCTTTCGATCAAGCTCTGGGCCTTCTTGTTTTTTGCTGCGCGCAGCGCCTTGAAATCCATGTTGCGATCCTCTGAGGTTATCCGGCGTCCCGGTCGTGACCGAGAGCATACAACGAAGTGAGCGACATTGCACGTTCGATGTTTTTGCCTACGCCTTGCGTTGGAACATGGGCGGAATGTCCATTTCTTGTTCCACCGTTAGCTGCTCCGGCGGCTTGCCGTGGAACTCCAAATCGAGATACGCTTTTCGCGTCAATGGCACCCCCGTTCGCCGCATGAGGCTGATCAGCGCCTCCTGTAAACCACGTTGGCGGGCGGATGCCCCCTGCTTTTTTGACGACCTGATTTCTTGCTTCATCTTGGCTAATTTCCCCGTTGCGGTATCTGGCCCAAACGCTGTCAATGTCTTTAGCGTTCTTTGCCGTCTTGAATGTGTCTGGGAATAGCCCGCGAACGGCTTCCCATGTGATGGACTGCATCTCGCGCGGGTGAATGCCTCGCGCCTTAGCCGCCCGCCTGTAGGCCTCAGAGTATAGCGGATATGTACCCTGAACGCCAGAAATAGACGAGCCTCCAGCGTTCGGCTGACCCTTTCCGGCATAAGACCCGAAGTTGTGCGCCACCTCCACAGAATTGCCGGAAAGCGGGCGCATTAGGGCGGCAGCAACGGCGTGGGTGTCGATGGTCACGTCACCTTTGGAGGAGTTCGGGTGCAAAATGTTGTTGTAAAAGTTGCGGACTTTGTGCTTTTCACCCATCAGTTCAGAAAGTTTGTCAGGGTCGTGCGCCGTGTCCAGCGCCTGAACTGCCTTGGCGATCTCGGTCAGCGAACCCCAGCCTGCGCCAGCATTTGCGCCAGCCTTGGTCTTAACAAAATCGCCAAATGTGCCTTCTGGGTTGACGATTTTGTACTCTTTTGGGTTGTAGGTCTGGTCGTGAAGCCTGATCCACATGGCCTTTGCGATGGCCTTTTCGTCATCTGGGATGTTTGCGCGATCCAAATCACCTAAAGACTTTCCACGGATCATGTCATGGATGCCGCCGTACTCAGGTTTATTAAGAGATTCAGTACCTTGCAGTGTTTTTTCCATTTCGGGGCTGAACGCAAAGCCATGATAATGATTATCGCCCATGCCTTTCATGGTGTGGATGACGCGGTGGGCCAAAGAGACGTTTTGATACCAGTCCTTTTGGGGCGACATGGCGGCCAACACACCAGCGATGGCGTGATCAGGAAGGTTGTATTCCTTCGCCCACTTTTCGGTGATGGCCCGCGCCCCATCGTACCATTTCTTGCCGCGCTGCCGAATTTCCGGCGGGACAGCATCGTGCAGCGCCAAAAGGTTCTGCGTGGCATGGTCAATAAAGTGTTCTGCAAGACCATCGTCGCTGGCATTCGCGGCCACATCGGCCCGAACATTGGGATAACCGCGTACGATGCCGATGTGCTGGTTGAAAAGCTTAGGCGTGGACTTCAGCGCAGCAAGGTCAACAGTGTTGGCAGTGGTGTTGGTGTCCAAAAGTTTCTTAGAGGTGATCAATCTCTGTGGAATAAGCGCAGCATGATCAGGGCCAAACGCTGGTGTCCCAGAGCGAAATGGACCAAGGTATGGCTGTAAGTTTTGAGAGATGACGGGGTTTGGCTGCATTGGCGAGGTCATGCCCAAAGCCTTTTTTACAATGTCAGCCATATCACTTCCCCTTGGGTTTCAACGCCATTGTAGCAGCCTTGCCATCTTTAGAAAAGCCGCGCGTTAGGGCGAGTGCTTTGTCAACCGCGCCACCGCCAGCCTTGCCGTGAATTTTGCGGATTGCGGCCATTGCGTTGACATCTTCAGGCCCCATGAAGTCTTCGGCACCCTCGTGATGCACCCAGTGAGGCAAAATTCCAACTTTTTGGTCCGCAAAGGTGCTATTTTCAGTACGAGCCTTGCGGTTTCTCTCGCCAGATACAGGGTTGAAGTTCAGCCAGCTATTCTGGCCGCGCGTCTCGCTGGTCATCGCCATGCGGGCGAGGGGCGAATACATGGCGGCGTGGGAGCGCCACGCGTTTTCTTCGCCGTCGGCGCGGAAACCCACACCCTCCTTCGCGTGTCCAAAGTAGTCGTGAACGGCTCGGAAGATGTCGTTAACCGTTACTGGCTGGCCATTCCACGTCTCGCCGGAGTCTTGAAGCATGGGGTTGTTTTTGATCTGCTCTTCCGTGATCGGCCCGTCGCTGCCGTAACCAGAGTCTGTCGGGAAGACAAACATGTGGTTGTTGTTTTTGATGTCCTCAGTCGCCAGACGCGGGGAGGCGTGGTACGGGTCCTCTTGGGTTTGCGGGTCCCAGAACTCAACCTTGAAGCCAGCCGCCTTTGCCGCGTGGTACTGCGCCATCGTCTCTTTGATCATTGCAGCGTACGATGCCTTGGTTAGCGGGTCGCTGGCGTCGTCTTTCATGGCTTCGTAGGCATCGCTGATGCGTAAAGCGCGAGTTGGGTCAGCCTTGGCGTACTTTTTTGGCGGGTTGTACGGCAGGCCAGTGCTGGCCATGTAGTCACGCGCAACTTGCCGAACGTGGGGGGCGGGGGCAGCGTGAATAACCTGCCCCGTCATCGGGATTGTTACTGGGGTGAGGAGGCCCTCAAGAGGTGCTTCGTCCGGTGCTTGAAGAACGCCACTGCCTCCTCGTACTCGTCCTGCGTCTCGAAGTTCTCCCGCTTGGGCGCGTGGCGCTGGATTGAAGGGTGCAGCTCCAGCTTCGATTTGTGTTCCGACATTTGATACTCCATTTTGATTGTTGCTTTCTACACCATCCATCTCGCCGCCGCCAGCCTTGCCGACACGACCGCTCTCATCGTCTGGGAGCGAGTGGTAAATCTGGCTTGCGTTATCTATCGTTGGCTCAATGCCAGCGCCTTGCAGGATAGCCTTTGGCAGGGCTGCGGCCATGCTTCCGTCTTCAAGAGTATGGACTTTTGCTCTGTCCGGCCCAATGCGTCCATAATTTTGAAGAACGCTGCGGATGCCGTTGGCATCAGCGTCCTGACGATGAAAATTGATCAGTTTGTCAATTTGTTGGAAGTGGCCGTCTTTGCTGCCAATTGCGGAAAGATTGGTGTTTGGCAGTGCCGTTGCTTTCATACGGTCACGCCAGCGGTTCCAGAAGTCTTCCTTGGTGTTGATACCTGCGCGGCGCATCCGTAGCATGTGCATCCCGTTAGCTGGCTGTTCCATTTGTTCCACTTTTCCACCTTCTTCCTTGCCGATCATGCCACCGCTGCTAAAAGCGAAATCCGTTTTTTTTCCGTACACGGGGTTCTTTGCGTAGACCAGCGGGCCGATGTGCAGGGCCTCGTCCGCAGCCATGACAGGCTCTTGCGTCTCGCGGTCGTAGAAGTACGAATGCCGCTCAGGGTCCATCCCTACCTGACGCCACTGTGGGTCGTTGTGGACCGTCTGGGACAGTTTGAACGCATCCTCCGGCGTTGTCTTCTTCCAGTTGCCGTGAACGGTGGCGATTGTGGATTTGGGCTTGCCGCTTGCGATGTTTAGAGCGCCAGTTGGGTGGACGCCAAAGCGCGGGTTGCCGATGTGCGCCACGCTGTCGTAGCCGATGACCTCACCTGCCGTGAAGTCTGTCTTTGGGTGGTGAACGGACACCACCCATGTGTTCTTCTTCTCGTACGCCGGAATGTCGAGGCGCACCGCCACAGGCGTTCCTTCCTCCAGACCTCTGGGGGCAAAGGCCTTGGGCTGCTTGTCCTTGGTCAGCGCATCGTGGACCTGCTGATCGGACGCAGGAGGAACTGGTGCTGCGTACGGTGAAACTGGTTTGATCTTGTTGACCAGTTCCGCGTGTGCCTCGCGTGACCCTGTCCCAGCCTTTATTTCCTGTGCAGACGGCCAAAGACCTTTTTCACGAAGGGAACCTGTCGCACCACCCTCTTCCTTCCCGACCGTACCACCCTCAGATTTTGTCATGTCGGGATTAAGTGGGTCAAAGTTGCCGTTGTTGCCGATGGCGCTTTTGACCTGATGCGGGTGCAGCGTCACAAAGGAACGATTGCCAGTATCCTCAACGTCATTGGTATAGATAATGCCATCGTGTCCCGTTGACCGAATGACACTGGCAGCTTGGCGTTTGTATGCAATGGGGTGTCGTTCCCGTTCAAGGTTGTTGGTGATAGAATCCAACTGATCGGCAGCCCTAGAATATTGGTGATTTGAGTCGCCGCCAGACATTTCGCGTAAACGGGCAGAAACCTGTCCAAGCATATGCCAGTCGTTGATCCAACCCCACTCTTTGCCAACATCAATTGGGTTTTTCATGCTGATATGGACAGGCATTACCTGCCGCGACAATCTTCCTTCTGCGTCCCAATACCCCTGATTTGCTTTACTTCCACCGCTAATACGTTCATGGGCTGCATCATTTGTGCCAAAGTGGGAAAGAGGGTGAAATTGGTTAAAATCATTCAGCGTCCCATGGTAAACAACGGGCGGCACTTCTGGATGGTTTCCCGCAATGAAGTTCATGCGGTTGTCACCCATAGGACCACCCTTGGCTTTACCGATGCGCCCACCATCCGCCTTGTTCATGTGCTTTTGGTTGGGGTCGAACTTGCCGTTGTTGAAGATCGACTTGATCTGCTGGGGTTCCTTCAACGCCACCACAAGGTCACCGTTGTGGCGGGCGGGTATCCAAGCATCGTGGCCCTTGCGGCGCAGGGTGTCGAACCAATCGGACTGGGCGGCCTTGTAGTTAGAGCGCAGCACCTCGTCCGGCAGGTCGCCCGTGTAGGGGTTCTCGGCCTTCACATAGGCGGGGATCACGCGGGACGCGGTGTTGGTGGGTGTCAGCTTCCACCCTGCCTCGTGCTTGTAGCCTTGGCTGTCGTTCTGTTCGGCGTATTGCGATGCCTCCGCCGGATCGCGCGTGAACCATGTGCCGTGCCGCCCCACGTTGAACGAGGTGAAGTCCTTGTCCTTGCTGGTGCCAGTGTAGAGGACATGCGGGTCACCATCGGTATGGGTCGCGCTGTTGCCAAACCAGTTGCGGAACTCGTCTGTGTCGGTGACGCTGCCACCGCCCGACTTGGTGATGTCGGGGTCGTTGGGGTCAAACGTGCCTTGGTTGCCGATGGCGCTTTTGATCTGCTCCGGCTTGAATGCAACGTACTCTTTTGACCCATCAGGGCGGTGGGCGATGATGCCGTCAAAGCCAGAGTTGCGGATTGTTTTGTGGATATTCTGCTGACCAAACTGGTTTACCATTGCGCCATGTTGGGTGTCGGTCAGAAACAAGTCTCGAACTGTCGCGGTGCCGTCATCCAGCTTCTTAGTCAGCTCGGCGGCTCTTGCCTTGTCTTCGTCGTTTATGCCTCCAAGCCACAAGCCCTGCTTTATAGCGTCCTTGATGTGGTCGCGCCATGCTGGATGCCGCAACGTATCGTCTGTAAAAGGCTGCTTCATGCTGACGTGCAGCTTCATCACTTGACCATGCGGCTTGGCATCAGCCTGATCGGCGCGGATGCCTTGGGCATAATCACTGGCCACGTTGGGGCTATCTGACAGGTAAATGCCAGCGCCGTAACTGCCATATTCTGAGGGTCTGAACGTGCGGAAATCTTGGGCGGCAATGTTTTTGTTAGTGGCCTCTTGGTCAATATCAGAGGTCCATTTTCCGTCACCGTGATATTTGTGGTCCTCTACAATCTTTGGCGCGTTGCCGTGGTACAACACCTCCGGCACGTCTGGGTGGTTGCCCTGCTGGAATGCCACCTTACCACCCCCAGCATGAACCTGACGGGGGACGTTTGGCAGGTATTTGGACGGGGCGATCTGGCCGCCAGCGCGGTCCTTTGCCATGACGGCTCTGGCAAGGTCTAGCGCACCACCTTTGGATTTTCCGATTTCGCCTGCCCAGTCTGCGTTGTCTCTGAGGTAGTCAGAAACCCCTTGAATGTTCCCGTACCGCTCTTCTGGGGTCGCATCCATGCGGTCTTCTGTGTAGTAGGCCGTTGCCTCGGTTGGGCGGTCCATATACGGGGCAGCACCAATGCCAGTCCTAGTACGGCCAGTGCCATACATATCCGTTTCTTCGTAGTTATCTATCCAGTGTTGTGTTTCGTGACCCAAAATCTTTCGAATATACGCCGCAATACCACCACTATTGTTATAGTCCTGAACAAAGTTTGGGCTTAGAACAAAAGCGCCTGTTTTAGAGTTGTACATTTCGAGCGGGATACCGTTGGCCTTCATAAGGTCAGTAAGTTGGCCCTTTACAACACTCCTCTGGTCGGCAAAAGCGCCGTCCACACCAGTGTGTGCATCTATGGGGTTCATATAAACAGGGGCGTTAAACAGTTCTGGGTAGTCTTTGTACAGTGTAGGATGCTGGTATAAATCACCAAGGGTCCGCACTCCAGCAGGGTACACTTTATCATTGTGCGGGTTGGTTGAGACGACCTTTGGGGTTGTTCTCAGCGCCTCGTATTGTTCTGCTGTTTTTATGTTTGATGCTGCCTCGTTGTCGGGCTGCTCAAACCGCGTGACCTCATCAGGCGTGGTGAATTTGTGGGCTTCTGGCGCTTCCGCAAAAGTCTTTGCCTTTGGCCCAGCAAAGTACGCTTCTTGCAACATGGGGTTTTTCACAACAGGCTTAGGCCGCACACCTCCAAACAAGGCATAGCCATCACGCTTTTTGTCCATACCCTTGGCCGTCAGGAGTGCCGCCCGTGCCGCCTTGTCCATCACTTCTTACCTCTTTGAACCTGCATGGCCAGCTTGACAGCATCAGCGGCGTGGTCGCGTTGCTGCATGTCGCGCTCGTGCTGCATCCGAACCGCATCGTTCATCTGGTCGCGGTCCATGTCCATCTGCTTGGCTTGGAGGTCTTTCTCGCGGTCCAGATCGCGGTTCTCGTCGTTGGCCATGTCGCGGCGGGCCGACAGTTCCATCTGCTTGGCCTTGTTCTGCTCGGCCATCATCTTGATCTGGAGTTCCTGCGGGTTCGGCCCAGCGGGACCAGCAACACCCGTGGGGGCTGCGGGTTGCTGCGCCTTGATCATGGCAGCCTGCGCCCGCATCGTGTCGGCGTCAGCGCGCTGGTGGTCGATCTTGAGGTCTTCCATGCCCTTGAGCAGTTCGGGCGATGGCTGGTTGCGCTGGTCTTCCGGCTTAAGGAACTGCTCAGGGTTCGACCAGCCAATGGCCCGCAGGGCTGCCTTGTCAATGGCCAAGGCGTCATACATGTCGGGGCTGGCAGACTGCAATTGCTTGAGCGCCATGACCTTCATCAGGCGCTGGCTGTGCGATGAGGTGTTGGGGTCGGCCTGCGGCACCAGTTCCACATCGGTCAGGGCTTGCAGGAACAGTTCCTCGTTCCACACGATGGTGGGCTTGCGGTTGCGCTCCCAGAAGCTTTCGGGGTGTTCGCGGAAACATTGCACCAGCAGCGAGAACTCCTCGGCCTGCGCGCTGTGCATCCGCTTGTGGACGGCGTTCAGGATTTTGGTGGCCTGTTCAATCATGGCCAGCGTGGTGCCAACGGGCGCATCGGCACGGCCCTCGCCCACCTGCAACTCAGACGTGCCGCCCACGCGCATCCCCGTCTCGCTCATGTTCTGCACCAGCGACATCAAGGCACCAGACGGCTCCTTGTAGGGCAGCGGCATGATGGCATCGCCAATCTTCTGGCCGCCCGTCTTGACCTGCGCTCCACCGCCAGGCGGGACGCGGAAGATGTTGGTGTTCTGACGCGCGCCAGTGTCCGAAATCAGGAAGCCAGGGAAGTTGGCGTACATGCCAGCATCCAGCAATTCCCGCCACGCGGCGGTGATCGCGTTGGTGGTATTGCCAAGGATGTGCAGAAGGCCGATGTCATAAAAGCCCAAGCCTGGCACGAACGTGTACTTGACGAACGTGGTGCGGGCTTCCGGCAGCATCCCCGTGTCGGGCTGGTCGTAGTTGCGGGTGATGGACAAAATCTCACGAGAAGAAACATCAATGGTCACGCGGTAGGGGATTTCCAGCCCCGTGATCTTGCCCTTGAATTTGTGTTCAAACTTCTTGATGTCTAGTTCGCAGTAGATTTCGTAAATCTCGCGGTCGCGGTCATCGGGGTTGGCGGACGTGGTGGTGATGCCCTGCTGTGCTGCCTTGGCCTCTGCGGCAGCGTCCGGCGTGACCTCCATCGGTGTGGACAGGTCGATGTCGCGGTAGACCCCAAGAATTTGCAGGCGCTTGACCGTGGACGGCTTGAGCATCACGCGGTGCGTGATCCGCATAGCGGTGGACAGGTCGGTGGCGCTGTTGTTGACGATCAGGTTGTCGGCATCCACGCTGTCGCTGGCCGGACGGTTCCGCAGCGGGCAGAAGAACACCTTCTTGAACGAGGTGCCACCAAAGCCCAGCAGCAGCAACATGCGGTCGGTGTCGGGGTAGTATTCGCGGGCCGTGGCGGTCAGGAAGTGGTTCATGTCCTTCTCAAACGCATTGGCAAGGTCATCGCGCTGCGTGGTCGTGCCATTTGCATCGTCGCGGATTTTAACGGGGCCATCGGTCGGCAGTAATTCCGAACGCGCGTTCGCTTGGAAGCGCAGCACGGCCTCTTGCAGCAATGGGTGCCGGACCTTGGACATGCCCTCAATCGGCGCGCCATCGCCACTGCCTTGCAGGCCAGGGATTTCGATCTTCAGGCCCAAAAGCTTAATGCCCTGCGCGCGGTCGTCGATCCACTCGGTGCGGCTTTCAAGGTCGTCGGCGACACCACGCAGGAGGTCTTCCGCGATCCGCGCCAGTTCGCTGTCGTCAATCTTGCTGGACAGGTTGTCAAACCAGCCTTCGGGCTGGCCTTCCACGTCTTCGGCGTCCGCAATGGGCTTTCCGTCC